CCACGGATGTCAAAACAGACAACACCCCAGCCAGCAGAGCCGCACTGCCCACGGCGATCCAGTTCACATCTTGCATCACAGCAGCTACGCCAATCGTTGCTACAGCGGTCTGTGCCATAGTTTTGACTGCTCTGACTGTCGCAGCCTTTGCCCAAAGTTTCCAGTTTCTCATGTTATGCTCCTTTCTCATCGGTCGGCAGTGCCATGAATTCTTCATGCAAATGCGTCATCACACCATTGCCGCCCAGTTCGTGATACTGCCGATACATATTCTCGTAGTTTTCCTTTGCGTAGAAGGGTGCAAACCCTGCATCAATGTACTTGTTATAGCAGTGCAACATCCGGTCACGGAGCAAGGCTTGTACGCCAAATTCCAGTGCCTTTTGTCGCATTTCCTGTTCTTTCATTCGGGCTAAAATTGCTCTTGTCCCAATTCCAAGAATCCCAGACGCACTGATTACAGATAAAAGAATTGTAATAATACTGCTCAAAAAAATCACTCCCACTTATGATGAAATTTTCAGAATCTGAATTGTGATTTTGTCACCATCATTTACGGTTTTTAGCCCAAAATAAGTAGAAATATCCGTATACCGCATAGTATAATCTACGTTACGAGTCAAATATAATCCGTTTTTATACACGTTTGCAACTGCTTTCCCAGCGATTTCGTCGTCTAATGAGTATCTGCCTTTTGCTACAGGAACGTCACCGTTTCCGTTTGTAATAGTATATTGTGTTGTATCCTCTAACAGTTTGATTTTGTTTTGTTTCTTGTCATTCCACCAAGCATTAAAGTCAACCTCTAAAGTTTGTAATTCTGTTTTAGAATCAGTCAAAAACTTGTCAAACTGTGTCTGCTGTGTACTTAGAGCAGTATCAATCTGACTTTGTGCATCTGCTACAAATTTATTTGTTTTTGCCTGTGCATCTGTAACAAATCCGGAAATTTGTGTCTGTGCATCCGCCACTGTTGCAGTAATTTGACTTTGTGCATTTGTTGCAGCTTCCTGCACGACATTCACAATATTTTCCGTTCCTGTGATGCCGACTACATACGGACAATTCGCAGCTCCACGATTATCGTTTACGTTTTCGGCATTGATAACGGTTGCCTGTGCAGGTACATAGACATAGGCAAGCACAAACAACTTTGCTGCGTTGGTGTCCGGAACATCCGGCTTTTGCGGATCAGCTGCCGGTGTCCCTTTATGTACATCAATATAGCCGTTTCTGTATGCTTCATCCAGATTGACCGATACACAAACTGCATCCCATCGAGGGTTCTCGCTGTCTGCCGCATCAATCTCGACTTCCAGAATATCCGTATTTCTCACATACTTATTTAAGATTTTTGCTCTGCCTGTGTCAACCTGAACGCCCATCGTAGATCCATCGGCAAAAACTCTAAATTCTTTTCCAATGCCTGCATAAATCCCGTCAGAAATCAATCCTTCGAAATAATCTGAAAAATCATCTGCCCCATACAGGCGGTCATGATTGATACTGTCATAAAATCCACTTTTTATCATGATTTCATCTCCCAGTCTGAAAATGTTGGCGTTACTCTGTAACCGTTTTCGTCATCCGCTTCAATTACTTCCAAAACTCGTGCATTTGCTTTCATGCCGTATTCATTTTCAATGCTTACAAGGTCGCCTAAATCCAAATCCCGGCGGTATATAAATTGCAGTGTTGTGTCCACTTCTCCGGACAGTCCCTCAATGATGCCAGTTTCAAACAGCTTTTCTTTTCCACGCTGTCTTAAAAGTATCCCATATTCAGCAGCAGTGTAATATGTACCATCGTCTTTTTTCATTCTTAGGTCACGAGCATCCACAAAAATTTCCCGGCGGTCTAATTGCTTCGGAACATTGTGTTCATCGGCAGAATTCCACGTCTTGTGCGTCCAAATAACTGATCGGTCAGCACCTTCCCCTTCTCCGGCAATAAAAGCCATCGTTTTATTATTCTCATCGTCCAAAACATATTGACTATTGATTAAGTTGTAGTATTTCGGTGAAAAAATAACAGGGGTATTTTCTTTTTGGTCGAATGTCCGATCAACGCCTTTGTAACACGTAAAATTGAATCCATCCTTTTTATCTGTAAAAACAAATCTAAAACTAAAACCATACTGCTTGCATATACTGAAAATTGCATCAAGAAGATTCTGATATTGATAGATGTTCCAATAAAAATATCCCTCTTCATTATCAATTTTCACACCATACAAATCTTTTATAATATCGATTTCCCGATCGGCATATTTTGCATTCACACCTTTTGCTTCCAAGCTGATCAGCCAGCAGCACAATGCTGATGGAGAACTTGCAGAGAAAGAACCGGCATTTGCAACGACCCTGTAAGATAAGATATTTTCAACGCCACGTCCGGAAATGATAAAATAGTTCCCGTTTTCTGCATCGGTCTTGATTTCAATGTGTTCAATCATCATCGTGCTTTCACAATCTTCCCGAAAAACGTAAAATCCAATCTGCAAGTACTGTAGTAAATCTGGATCAGCTGGAACGTATAGCTCAAAATCCCCAACATCCCAGTAACGCCGTGTCCAAATTATGGAACTATATTGATCAATTACAGCAACTCTTTGAAAAGTTTGATTCAATATGTACAATACCAAGCCATCATACCCCCAGTAATAACTTGTCAACTGTGATAGTAACAAGCAGATTTTCCGGCTTTTCGTCTGCCCCATAGGTAAGACGATTCTTTCCAGGCAGCAGCTGCACCCACTCAAAACTTTCATCCATCGTGTTCAAAATATTTTTGGTTGTTCCATCCGTAAATGTCTTTACAATCGATAAATGATGTTTGTTGGTGTTTACTGTAATTTTTTCGCCTTGATTCAGCGTTGTTTCTGTGCCTGTCAGCTTCATGGTTTGATTGGATGTCAAATTGGTTAGCCATGGTCTGGATGTGATTTTTCCAATTGCCTTAAATTCAACCACCATTCCCGTTGACACCAGTCCGGCATTGATAATACCAGATGTGCTGTAATTTCGTTCAGAAACGGGAATTGGTTCACCAATATTGATGGAAAATGGAAATTCAAAACGGGCTTCTGATACTGACAAAACCAACGTTTCTTTCTTTGCACTTCTAAAATATGGGTCATTGCAAATAATGGATACTTGTGCAGCTTCATTGTTGCTGAACAGGTCGCATTCAAATGTTTCCACATATCCATCAATGTAGACATCATGCAGCCCATTCCGGAAATAGATCCGGACGACTTTTCCCAGCGGAAAATGTTCGTATAAAGCATTCCGGTTTTGCTCCACGTCTGGAAACATCTTGATATATAGCACAATATTTCGCTTGTTGATTCTGCCAGAGTTATAAACCTCTCCGTCTACGTTGGCAATTGTGCTAAAATTCAACGTTGCTCCGGGTGGGGCTAATCCATCTATTTTATAAATGCAAAAATTAGCGTTATTTGTAAAATCAATCGTTTTTGTTTTGACGAAATACAAAAAAATCACCCCTTTGCATTCAGCAGATTTTTGGACTGCCTGTAAATATCATACCGAGATAGTGCCTTTGGGCTGTTGTTTGTCTGATTAAAGTTATAATTGTTGACAACTTGCGTTGTTCCAGCCGCTTTGGATGTGCCTGCTCCAATATTCAAATCGCTGGAAACGTTTGCAATCGCAGATTTCGCAGCCTGTAGCGTTTTCTGTGCAGATTTCTGCATCGCATTCACAGCGGTCTTTGTTTCATCTTCGATACCCTCTGCCATGCCCATCGGCAAGAATTTACCAATCTGATCCGCCATGACTTTAGACGGAGAATTGATGTCAAAGAAACTTCTCAGCCCATCTAAAACACCCTGCCCAAATCCCTGAATTTTATCCCAAATCCAGCCTGCCATGTCATTGATCCCATTCCATAAGCCTTCCACAATATCAGAACCAATGCTATAGATTCTATCTGGCAAGCCGCTAATGCCATCTACAATGTTATCCCATAAATTCTGTGCGGCTTCGCTCGCCTTGCTACCAAGATCACTTGCAAATGTTGTGACTTTTCCAATGATGTCTGTCAGCCAGTTCCAGAATTCGCCCGGAAGTTCCTGTATTTTCGTGGCAATGTTCTCAAAAAAGTTGCTCGCTGCTTCGCTGGATTTCACTTGCATTTCAGCTGCCCACGTTATAACATTGCTGATTACATTTGTCAGCCATTCCCAGATTCTTCCCGGCAGTTCTGAGAAAAACTGCACAATGGAGTCAATGATTTCCGGAATTTTTTCTGTTACAAAGGTTTTGATATTCTCTGCCCATGTCAAAATTGTTCCGATTGTCGCCCCGATTGCATAACCAATCTTATATGGCAAATCGCTGAAGAATTGTACAATCCCGTCAATGATTTCTTGTACCTTCTGGTCAAAGGTCAATTTCATTTCAGCTGCCCATTCAATGATTTTCCCCGGCAGCTGTTTCAGAGAATCAACAATAGCTTGTATAAATTCTTGCATGGACGTTTTCGCATTCGTCCCTAAATCAGAAAACCATTGCTTGATACTTGTCCAGACCTCTGATAATTTCTCGCCGATTTTCTCCGCAAGCGGTGTCAATCCTTCCACAATTGCATCTAAAATTTTCGGAATTGCAGCAACCAGAGCTACTAAAATTTTCGGAATTGCCTTTACAATTTCCATAAGAAGCTTCACACCGGCAGCCATAATTTTTGGTTGTGCATTGGTTAGAAATTCTGTAATTGCAACAATTATATTCGGCAATGCATCAACAAGGCTCTGAATGATGTCCGGCAGAGCATCCACCAACGCATTCAAAAGTTCAGTTGCAGCATTTAAAAGCTGTGGATAGCATTGTGCAACAAAATCCACAATTGAGCGAATAACATCCGGCAATGCAGCAGTCAGCCCTTGAACGATTTCTGGCAATGCATCAATCAAACCGTTCAGCATGGTTTTAGCTGCTTCTAAAATTTGTGGTGTTGCTGCGGTCAGCCCATCCACCAAAAGAGGAATCAAAGATAGCAACTGATCCAGTAAACCCGGCAACGCTTGCACGATTGCATCAAAAAGCGTGGTAATTCCGCTTAAAATCTGTGGTGTTGCATTTACCAGCATTTCAATAAGAGCCGATATAAGTTCGGTCACGGTTGTTCCAAGGTCTAATTCTTTGAGTGCAGTAACAAGCCCCTGAAACAACTGCATTGCAGCACTTAAAAGCTGCGGTGCAAGTGTAATGATTTTCTGTGCAAGCTGTGTAATAATGGTTGTAAGACTTGTCAGCAATTGCGGTGCAACGGTTACAATTCCATCTGCAAGCGTCATGACAATTTCTCCGGCAGCAGCTAAGAGTTCCCCAGAATGCTCTGTGATACCGTTAAGAATGCTCTGAATAATCTCCACGCCGATATTTGCAACGGTTGGTAAAACACTGGTAATGGTTGTTGTTAAGGTTGTCAGGATATTTCCGACAGATGATCCAATCTTTTCGCCTGCTCCGTCTACACCATTGGTCAAATCCATAAATGCACTGGCAAGATTTTCAACATCCGGAACAATTTTTGCAAGCACCCCAGATGCAAATGTGGTGAACATAGCAAGAACCGGTGTGAATGCTGTGCCAATTTGGGCAATGGAATTTTTCATGTCAAGTTGAGCAGCGTTCAAGTCCATAACAGCCTTGTTATTTTTCTTGTACTGCTCCCCAAGGTCGCCATATAACCCATCCAGAGTATCAACAATTAGCTGCTGCCGCTGCTGTTCATCACCACAGGCTGCCAATTTGGCATTAAAATCATCTTCGTTTTCGCCTGCCCAGTTCAGAGCATCCGCCAAATTACCTGTAACCTGCCCAACCTTTGCGGTTTCGTTGACAGATTCTGCTAAGCCATCAAGCGGAATTGAATCGCCATATTTTGCCCAGATACCAGCCGAACTATTGAGCAGGCTATTCAGATTCTCTGTGCTTGTCCCCATCGCCATGAAGTTTGATACAGTGGTATTTGCAGCGGTTTCATCGCCCAAAACACCATACATGTCCTCGAACATTTTTCCGGCTTTTTCGCTGCTGATTCCGGCAGATTCCGCAGCAGAATTTAACTTTGCCATGTTATCATTAAATTCCTTGCTGCCCTCTGTTGCTGCAACTAAGCCTGCTCCCAGCCCTGTCAGAGCCATTCCAAGTCCAGTCAGAGCCGCTTTTCCAAGAGATCCAAGAAATTCTTTTAACTTGCCACCGGATTTTTCTGCTTCATCGCCGGTATCTTTGATTTCTTTGTTCGCATCGTCCAAAGATTTTTCGGCTTTTTTAGCAGAATCCCCCGTTTCATCCAGCGTGTTGTCAAAGGCATCTGCTGCACTTTCAGACGATTTCAGATAATCCTTATTTTTCTTTAGGTCATCTGACAAATTGGAGATTTCCGCACCAAGACGTTTTGCTTCGTCTGATTCTTCCCCGTACTTTATGACAGCATTTGCGTGTTCCTGTCGCAGGGACTTTAGATCCGATTCCTGCTGTTTGATTTCATTTGATAACTTGTCAAACGCACTTACAGTTTGTGTTTCTGTTTCTTCAGCCTTTGCAAGGGTATTATCAAAATCATTTGCTGCTGTTTCAGCTTCTTTCAGTTTCTTACGATTTTCATCTAATTCGCTTGATAAATCAGAAACTTTTTCCGCTGCTGCTTTTGCTTCATCTGAAAATTGCCCATACTCCAATACAGCACTGGAATATTCTTTTTTTAATGTCTTTAGATCCGATTCCTGCTGTTTGACTTCCCCTGACAGATTGTCAAACGCACTTACAGTTTCTTCTTCTGTGTTTGCAAGTTCTTCTGCTTGCCTTGCAGCTTCTTCGGCTGCCTTACCCATCTCGTCCAGTGTGTTGTTATGCTTTGCAATCTCAAATTCATTTCCCTTAATAGCAGCTTTTAAGCTGTTCATTCTAATCTGCATATTCTGTGCAGCTTCAGAATTTTCACCCTCACTTTGCACAATCTCAGCAAGTTTCTTTTCATAATCCGACAGAATTGTGGAATAACTTTCGTTTACGGTCTTTAATTGTGTGATTTTTGCAGTTAGTCCATCAGCAGAATCGCTCCACTTGTCCATTCCAGCAGTCGCTACTTTGAACTCTGAGTTTGCAAGAGCAATTTGTCGGTTTGCTTCCTGCAAATTGCTTTTCAGTTCCGAAATATCAACTTTAAATTTCGTTGTTGTTTCTTTCGATTTTGCCATTCCTTATCACCACCATTAAAACCAATTATCCCTTGCCGGTCGCATCATGCGAGCAGGCTTTTTCTTTTGCTTGCTATGTTTTACTGTATGCTTCATCAATAAAATCACTTCGTGAGCAGGATATTTCCGCACTTTAATTGGATCTAAGCCACTGAATCGGTCGCATAAACTCACAGTAATATCAAAAAATGTATCATATAAGGACAGCTTTCCGCCGCCCATCATCAGTTTCCCTGATTTTTTCCGTTGTCCAATGTCTTAATTTCAGAAAAGCAATACTTGATTGCCTGAATAAAAATCGGTACCAATTCGCTGACTTTTGTCCGGCGAATCTCTTCTTCTGTAACACCTTCAAAAATCTGCATCAGCAATGGTTTCAGCTGCGGCAGCAATTTCAGAATCATTCCACCGACTGCCGCTTTATCATCCACCTTGTCCAGATCTACACATTGCACAAGGTCTTCCATTGTACCCCACATCAGGTCAAACTGTGTCGCTGTGTAAGTCTTTTCCAATGTTTTTCCGGTCTTATCATAAATTCTCAGTTTCATGTCCATTATCATTTCCTCCGTTTAAAAATAGGCACCACACAATGTGGTCGTGCAGTGCCTAAATAAAATATCAATCTGTGTAAAGTTTACGCTGTCTTCGTTACTACATCATCCGGTGTCATAACCTTTGTGAACCATTCGTCCAAATTATCAGCCCGTGCATAGCGTTCATCGACCACAATACCAGTAATAGATTCTGTTCGCTGTGCTGTCTGTGTACCCTCTACTACAACGGTTGTATCGTCTCGATACGCAAATTTATGAATGGTGCTGATTGCAGTATAGGTCAATTCCATATTGGTTGTATCAATGCTGTCAGATTCGGTGTTGACTTCTTCGGACGGGATCGCAAATACACCCTTGTATTTCCATGCAAACCGCCAGAAACCATCTGTTCCCTTTGTTTTGTAACCAATGCAGAACTGTTTCGGTCTGGTTTCCCCTTCGATCAGCATGCCCTTTGTTGCATCAAATGCCTGACCGGTAATGTCTGCCAGTATTGCCAACTTCAACGGAGCAACTGTAAGTGTAAATGTTTCTGCACCCTTTGCAGGAATTACAATCATACCTCTGTTGTCATAGAAGTGCGTTTCGCTGGAAGTTTCCACTTCTTTTGCAATCGTTGCAACATACGCCAGTCGATGTGGCGTTGTAGTAACAAATTTCTCCTCACTATCTTCCAAGACCTGTGCATAATACAAATCCTGTACGCCACGATATTCAAAAACGCTGTTAGAATTATCTGCCATGGTTAAACCTCCTCATTGTTTTCACGGATTTTAAGAATCTGCACAGAAATGCCACGCCCGATGTGGGTATCCAAGTCACTAACCGCATCGTAAGCATCGCCCCATGCTTCAAATCCATTCTTTTTTAACTTTTCAATCGCTTGCCGCAAAACGTCATAGCATTTTTCCGGTTCAACGGCATAAAAATTGACATCATAGGTGTATAATGTCGCATATTCCAGATTATCATAAGCACTATTCAAATCGCCAGAAACCTGCCAGAATGTGAAAAACGCATCTGGATACGGTTCATCTTCCAGCAAACTTCCCTGCCGCCGAACCGGATACCCGAATTCTGATAATAGTGCAATCAAACGGTCTTCCATCGGTCACCCCATATTCCGTTCAATCCATTTTTCAATGGCTTCTCTTTGCAAATAGGTAATTGCAATTTGCGTTTTCCTGCCATAAACAGCATCATACAGCCCCGGAACGGCTGCCATTGGCGGTTCGTGTCGAGGTGTTCCATACATCAGGAAATTAGATACCAAACTTTCCGACAGGTTAAACCCGATTTTTATTTCGCCAGTAAAGCCCTTCCATTCAACGGAAAAATTCTTGTCCAGTGTTGCTTTCGTGTCCCCTGTCCAGAACTTTCCCTTTGCTGGCATATTGGCTTTTCTCATAATCGCAGTGACTTGCTCATTGACGTATTCTTTGGATGCTTTCAGGGCGGCTTCTGTTGCTTTTTTCAGCCCTTCTTCCCCTGCTGCCCGGTCAATGCTCTGCATGAGTTCCTGCCAACCGGAAAACTGTAAGCCGATTTGATTCTTCTTTCCCATGATTACGCACCTCCGGAAACAGCCCTGATTTTGAATTTCAAGATCTGATTCCTCATATTGATGTTTTCTGGTGTTCCAATGACTTCATATGTTTTCCCGTCCGCATTCTGAATCCGGCAGTCTGCTTTGATATCAGGTCGATACCAAGTTTCAATGACTGCTGTATCTTCAATTGTGACCACATCATTATTTGTGCGTTCTGTTCCGCCGAATGTTTTAAAAGATGCATAAAACAGAATCCCAGTTTCCGGATAAACTTTTTTGGTTATGCCCTTTATCAGTTTTGTCTGCGGAATCAGCAGCCATAGTGGAACAACAAACGGCTCATTCGGTCGATAATTGGACAATTATGCATCTCCCCTCTTATAAATCAGCTGGATTGCACGCTGAACAAAATACTGCGACAATTCCGCTGTGCCCATCCCATAATTCCATAGGTCAGAAACGCCACGGATAATCACACCGACAGCCTCCGGACTGTTTACGACCGCATCCGAAACGCCAGCATCCAGCAAAAACGCTTTTACATCGTTGATATAGGTTTTCAGTGTTTCATCCTGATACGTCCCCGTGATATTCAGACCGATTTTCACTTTTTCCAACAGTTCTTCGGCTGTCATGTGATTCACCTCTTACTTTGTAGACTTTTTCAACACGAATACAGAATTGACATCCAGCAGCTTGCCGTCCATAATGCAAAGTCCCTTATTGTACCATACATTCTTTTCATCGCTAAACCACCGCTTGAATGCCAGCTGCAAATTGGTGTTGATTGCATAATCATTCGGGCGGAAGTAAATTGCGAATGCATCCCCGTCCGCTGCTGCATCAAAGTCTTTCATAATGTCTGGCTCCACGAGAATGACTTCCCGTCCTGCAAACTTGCCGGATACTGTACCATTGACCGGATCATATGTTTCCATGTAAAGCGGTCTGTCGTTCGCATCCTTCAACGTCATGATCTGAGATTCAAACGTTGCAGCAGTCATTACCAGAACGCCTTCCCCACGATAAGCCAACGGCACTTTTGCAAACAGCTTTGTTCTCCACTTTGTCCAGTCTGCAAGCTCTGCCACAGTAAAGGTGATCTTGTTTTCTGCCTTTACCCGTGTATCATTGAGAATGCCCATCGGCTGACCGCTGCCAGTGCCGGACAAGATGACACGGTCAAATTCCCGTGCAAACGCTTCAGACAACAGCCGTGCCATTTCCGTTTCCAGCGTATCCAGTGTAACCACCTGAGAAAGCAAGGACTGAGAAAGATGTGCTTCCACAATGTGATAGCCGAAAGATACGCTGGTCTTGATTTTCGGAACTGCCTGTGTATCAGAAACAGTCGTTTCTGTAATCCAAGAAACCGTTGGAACCAGTTCTTCAATCGGAAATTCTACGCCGCCCTTAACATTCAGCTTCCGGACACGGTTATACAAGTTCCCATAGACTTTCAGTTCCTTGATAAACTCGTTCATGATGGTGTTCGGAATCACCTTGCCGACATCGGATGTAACCAAAGTTTCATCCTGTCGCTTCTGGTAGTCCCATTCACCAGTCTGTACATACCGCATAAATGCCTTCCGATATTCCACGGAATCCAGTGCATTTCCGGTTCTCTGTTCTCCCTGCGGATTCATTGTAAACGTTGCAAGGTTTCTTGCCTGCATCGGATTAAATGCAGACCGCTGTCCGGTTGCATCATCGCCTGTCTTGTCAGCAGAATCACTTCCAGCATCATCCTGATTATCGTCCTTCTCTGCTTCTTTCAGCTGCTCTTCTGCATCCTGCAATTCCTCTTTCAATGCCAGCAGGGTCTTCCCAAGATCTCTTACTTCCTGTGCATCTTTGGAAGTTTCAAGTTTTGCCTTGAGTGCTTCGATTTCTTTCTTTCTTTTTTCAATCAGATTTTTCAGAAATTTTGTCATATGCTCATACCTCCAGTAAATATTTCAGTTTCAGCTTTTCCAGTTCTACATCTTCACTGCCTTTGGAACGTGATTTTCTGGCATCTTCAACCGCTCGCTTGTCACGGGCGGAAATTTCAGTACTTTCATATGCTGGAAATGTCACAGCAGAAACCTCTGCAACCTGTCCAATGCTATTGATGTATCGGGTCGGATGGTCGGTATCTAAGCCTTCCCATTCATCTCCAGTAATCGTAAACATAAAGGACATACCGGAAATATCGCCACGCTGCACAGCAGAATATAACGCCTTTGCATCCGGATTGTTTTCCACGTCCAACTGTACTTGTATAGCTAACCCATCCTTGTCACGCTGGAGCTGCATCGTAGATTTTTTGTTTCCGGCTTTTGCCCGTGCCAATGGAATCATGCCCGTATTGTGATTGACCAAAAACCGCACATCAGATAAATCTGCATCATCCAACGCACCTCGCCGAATAATTTCATCGTAAAATCCCAAATCAGTTTTCATTTCAAAAACAATCGGTCTTCCAACCAGATAAGAACCGCCATCGCTGTCTGTATCTGCTCGAATGTCAAACATAAAATTTCTTTTGCAAAATTCAAGCATTGCATTGCACCTCCTTACATAATTGTAATATCATTGATTTTTGGAGAACTGTTGTCGCTTGTTCCCGACCATGCCAAATAATATTCACCTGCCGGAACACTCGAAATATCAACGGCTTCTGTTACGCCAGCTGTTGCATACACATACTCAAAATCGACTTTGACAATGTTTTCGTTGTCCGCTGCCAGCAGGCTTTGAATTGATGTCGCCTTTTCTGCATCTGTCGCACCGGTAACCAGACCAGCAGGAATGAACTTGAAAAATTCCCCGTCTTTCATCGAGCTTGAAATGTACCCATATAACAGCAACTGTGTCGGGCTGATGGTCAGTGGCGTGGTGCTAAAAGTCGTCACTTGCTGATTCCATCCGAAATCCGTATTATTATAATACAAGGAATGATTGGAATCTGCATTGCAAAATGCACTTTCCGCTGTGATATATTCCTGCAAAGATTTCAGCCCCGTTGTTGTCAGCGTGTAAATCGTACCTGTATAGTTTGTATACATTGCGTTATCAAACACATAATAACGGGTCGTGGTTGACCCTGTGCCAATCAAATTTGGCGTAATGATAGATGAACCATCCGCATTATTGACTTTCAGCCGATATACGGTCGGTGTGTTTTCATAGATTTCAATCGTTGGAGAAATACCATCTGTTCCCGGTTCGCCATCTTTTCCGGGTACACCGTCTGCACCATTCACACCCGGTGTCCCAGCCGCTCCGGCTGCTCCCGTTTCCCCGGTATCTCCCTTGTCGCCCTTTGCACGTCCGGCATTGATGATTGACCCATCCGACAATGTAACAATTAGATCTCCGTCATTGTTAATCGTGCAATTTTGGACAGAAACAGCCGAACCGCCACCGCTACCACTTTGCTTGATTTTTTTGTTTAAAATCGCATATAGCAACAGATCCATCTGCAAACACCACCTTTACAGCTTGTACCATTTTGACTGGTACAAAATATAGACATCGCCGGTATCTGCTGCAAGAAACATTGTGCCTTCATCGTAATCTGTCTTGAGTGTTGCAACATCAGAGGACAATCCCAGCAACTTCCAGCAAGATGCATAATTAAGTTCCTTCATCCGTGCTTCCACCTTCCTTACAATTTTGGATATTTGTTGGTTGCACACAGCAGCCATTATTTTTCATTGCTATGGCTCTCGCTTGTGTTTGATATTGCTTTGCATCATTTACATTGATGTAATTTAATGACATCATCCGCACACCGGACAATTCTTTCAACGGACGCATTCCAAATGCTGCCCGTTTTTCGTTTTCGTACAAACTACCGCAATCTCCCAACAAGCGTATCATTTCCAAAGTCTGATCCGTTGTCATAAAGACCAGATTTTTCGTGTAGAATGTAATTTCATTTCCAAATGACTGTTCTCGTGCAGTCAAAAGAACCTTTGTAAAGTTCTGCGACAGCGATATGACAATCGGTTCAATGGTTTTCTGGAAGAATGCTTCGTATTGTTCCTTTGTATAGTCCCCTGTCAAAATACACAGCGGAACACCAAAGTATCGCAGTATCTTTTCATCAATAAATTTGAGCGTATCTGCATCCACAAATTTTACAGTTCGGGTGATTGGAACAAATTCCGACTTGTTGTCCAATGCTAAGAATCCACTCTGCGATTTTGCGAGTTTTTCTTCCAGTTCTTTCATTGCTGCTTCTGTCTTGCCGTCATCCATTATGGTATTGTACTTAACGACCCCATTGACCGCACAGCTGGAAGACATCGCAACTGACAAATTATGCAGTAATTTATAGTTTAGATCCAATGTGTCCAGCAACGCTTGATTGTCTGGCTGTCCACATTCATTCCCACCCATATATTCACTCACACTGTAATTTTTCCGGATGTGAATGATGTCTGCATAGTTCAGCGTTGTTTCATAATTGTTCGCAAATGTGAATTTTACAAACAGTTTTCCAGCTGCATCCTGCAAAAACACAACATTCTGCGGTGCAATCGGATATAATCCAGTATAAACCTTTGTCACGCTGCCATTTGCATCCTGTCGGGTGTAATAAGTCGGAATAATAAATGCATTATAGTTCAAATACAACTGCCAAATCACTTTTTCAATGAAATCTGCTGTTGCCATCAGTTCATTCGGGGCGTTCAGCAGCGTTTGCAATCCGCTCTGAATCGGAATAGAATCAGAGCCATCCTTTTTCACGTGCATCGGAATCAGTTTTTTGCACTCCGAAACAATGCAATTGATTGCCTGCTGTACAACATCGCTCGCATAGATGTTCTGCCCAAACTGCGAATAAATCGGTGTGAATCCGTTCAGGATGTCTGCATACTTTTTATTCTTGCTTCCATGGATCAATTTATCGAACTGATCACGTAACCAGCCCAAGCGATCACCCCCTATCTGGATTGCCGAATCAGCTGTGTAAAGTCTGTGCGGTATCTTCTGTACATCTCATACAAAATAATCATCGTAACAGCCCCGTCAATTCGCTTCGCACGTTCTGTTTTCACACATAGAGCAAAATTATCAACGGTTTTAATACCAGCGTTTTTCAAGCACCATTTATCAATCTCATTGTTATTATAGTTAATCAGCTGATGTTTCAGGTCTGCTTCACAATATTTCAGTGCATTGGATAATGTGTAAGCGTTCTGCAAAATCAGCACCAAATCTTCATTTTGTTTCGTCCAGCCATAATAATCCATACGATTCATCCAGTCACGGCTAAATCGCTGATCATATCCGCACCGCCACAGACGGATGTCATAATCCGTGTACAGCTTGTAAAACCAATCTGCAACCACAGACAAATCAATGTCTGTTCCGTCTGTAATTGTAAGCAGTCCGGATTTTGCCCAATCTTTATACCTTGCACCAGCAATCCAGTCATCTGAATCTTCTAACTTTGACTGTGGAATAAAATACATGGTGTGAATGTATTTGGTTTTGTCGTCCGGCTTCATCATCAAAATCTTTGCACAAGTCAGGTCGGTTGTTTCTGACAAGTCCACTGCACCCAAACAAATGCAGCCACGAAATTCTTCCAAATCATAAACTGCACCATAATCATAGTCTTCCAGATTTAGCCACGATTCTACTGCATTTTGCTTGATATTAAAATCTTTTGGCAATACAAAAATACGATCCGCTTTGGATGACCGTGCAAGATCTACCTGTTCTCGCAGGTAATCCCATTTTTTCACGATTCCCAGCGTTGGATTGCTTTTTACCCAAGTGCGTTCATCCTGCCACACTTCGTTTTCAGAATCCTGTGTATAAAGCCACGGCAAAAGTCGCTGCCCTGCAAGCGTGTCATCTTCTCCACTGATTACAGCCCGTGCTTTTTTCAGTTCATCGTCTAAATAGCCGCCGACCACAAAGCCTTCGGTCGTGATATTGATAAATTTCGGGTTTTCTTTCAAGCTCTGCGACTGTTCAATAGATTTCCCGATGATGTTTTCTTTCATTTCGTGGGTTTCGTCTATGATTGCGAAATCAATATTACGCCCTTCTTTGTTTTTTGTCCGGTCGGACAGCTTAAAAATCTTCGACCCATTCACTTTATTGAGGATAAATCGCTGATTTCGCTTTGTGTCCAAATCGTCCGGATCAATCAACCGCCGCATGGTGTCAATTGCATCGTAAGTAATGCTTGCTTGATTGTCATCGTTGGAACTGCATACAATATCTGCACCATTATTGCCAACAATCAATTCAGACAAACCCAAAGCAGAACAAGTTTCCGACTTTGTATTCTTTCTGGCAATCAGCAAAATGATTTTTTTGAACCGGTCAAATGTGGTTTCACTCATCTTGAAGCTGTAGATTGCTTCGATAAAAGCCTTTTGCCAGAGCATCAGCACCATCGGCTGATTATAATACGGCGATTTTGTCAGCCGGACGCACTTTTCCATGAAATTGATCCGGATTCGTGCATCTTTGGTATCATAATAAAAGGCATCGTTCAGAAAATCGGCTTTTAAGTTTTCTAACTCCTGCCACAATTCCTGTCCGACAAGGATTTCACCACATGCAATCCGTGCATGGTATTCCAGCAAAAAAGAATTATCCGGTGTCCAGATTTTCTTTTCCTTGATTAACATGCACAGTCCATCCCTCTTTCTCTTGCCCACGCTCGCAATGGACTTTCCTGCTGATCTCCGTTGTCATCGGAAATACGGGCGACAATTTTCACAACATTCGTGTACTGTTGCAGAAATTCCCGATACTGTTTTGCTGCCGGTGTTGCTTTCTGCTGAGACGGATTTTCTGCATTGATCCGAATCATCGGCAGCTTTTCTAGTTCTTCCAGCTTTGTTTCCAGAAAAATCATGCGGTCAATCAAGGGCAAAATTGCAATGCTGTTCGATTCATTCACGATTTTCAGCAATTCTTCTCTTCGATTCATTTCTTTCCACCATCTTCCAGAATTTCAAATCCAAAAATCTCATTTTTCAGGTTTCTGCGAGACGGCTGCACCCCTATCATCAGTTAGCCCTCACTCGTTCTTTTTTCGATGTGGGGGGTGGGCAAAAATTTTTCCCACCAATCCAAAATAAATTTTTCCCACATTTCTTTATCTCTATTGTCAGAAAGATTTCGCAAACGGTCTAAGCATTCTTCCTTGCTGGTATCCACAAAGATTTCACGAGCGTTCAAACTCTTCTGCAATCGTTCCCGTTCGCTGCTCAATGGATAGCCGCCAATCAGATAGGCGTTCTGCCATTTCCCTCGCCGTGTGCGAATCATATCAATCAGCAGATCACGCACACCAAATGCAACAGCGTTCAGCCTTGGTGGTTTGACATATCGTTCTTGCATGCTGATGCATTGCCAAATGTTATCCATATCCACAACCAAATCACCAGCTGACATACTCTGCTGTACCAGTGTTGTCTTACCAGACAACGGACAGCCATACACCAGATAGACTTGTCGTGTGTAATATCCCAGCTTGTTGTGAATCTTGTTGTGGCAATGATGATGCACCAACATGACATTGTCTGGATTCAATGCAATCATTGCATCTGTTATGTTTTGGTCAGTCAGTTCGATTTTGTGATGTCCGATGCAATCATACTTATGCACAATCGGCTTTCCGCAAAATTCACACAGCAATTCTCCCTTTTCGTTTACCCGTTCCATCCGGAGAACTGCCATCAATTTCACCCAAGGCTTCGACTGATAGAAACTACCATTCATTCGTAAACATCCCTTTTGCTCTTGCAAGTAATTCCGATGCTCTCAGCCGGAAACGCATATCTTGCTTTTCATCCAGAAAAATTTCCGTCCAGAACGATTGAATCTCTGCAATGGTCGCCACATGCTTTCGTGGATCATTTTCACACAAGCTATTCAGATATGCAATATACTGTTGTACTTCCGGACGTGCAACTAATTTAGTGGCATTGCCCCTTGCATACTTTTTGGAATATCCTGCCCGAATTACGGATTGTCCCGCATTTCCGGCACATTCTCCGCAGTAATAAGTTGCAACTAATTTATATTGCGGTTTTACGTTCGGTTCATCCATCTTCCATCACATGCTTATCAGCATCTGACCGTTCAATTTGATAGGCTGCTTTGCATGGATTCTTCATGTTTTCCCCTCCATCGTCAATATTAACAAAAATGCCGATACAGGTATTTCCCTATATCGGCAAAATCCATATTATAATTGTATCATTTATTTACAAGAAAAACAACGAATTTTACTGCAAATCACCGCAATTGTCTGCAAACTTTTGGAGTGCTTCTTGCAGCTTGTAGCTGATTGTACGTTCTGAATAATGCATATGATTTGCAATGTCCTGAACCTGCTCCATGTTTAAATACTTGCGAATCAGGATTGCTTCTGCAACTGGATCTCTAAGCTGATGTATCGCCGTTTTAATTTCTGTCCGGCATGCTTCGACCACTTTTCGTTGCTTCTGGCACATCTGTTCTGCTTCAGGGTCTTCTTCTTCATGTTTTTGCTTGTAATCTTCCAAAGCAGCTAATTTGATTTTTTCTTTTTCCAGTCTGGAGAAAAACACGTTTTCCTGACTGGTTTCTGCCTGTTTATCTTTCATCGTAATACTCCTTAATGCACCGGATTGCTTCGTCGAACCCATAGCAGACCTTTGCAAGATAACCCTGCTCCATCAATCGTTTCAGCCATTTCTTCTGGTTTTCGGATACTCTGCCCCGTTCTGCTTTCATCTCTATGTACAACCCGTGATACTGCCCACGTGCAACCGGCAAGCACAAATCCGGTACGCCAGACTTTACGCCAATATCTTTTCGCTGTTTGCCTTGTGCTGCATTGCATTTGATCTCATTCGGGATATGATACAGCAAATCTAACCCCGGATAGCGTATGCGATTGCTGGCATAGCACGACCACTCCATAACGGTTCTCTGATGTTGATATTCTGTCATTCCATCCTCCATCCGTACAGAGCCGCTTTAAATTCCTCCGGATTCAGATTGCGTTCTGTGCGTTCCTGCTTGCATGCCTTAATAGAGGTAAATAAAATTGTCTGAATCTTCCCTTGTAAGCAGCCCTGTATCCATCTGCCGGTAGTGCGGTTGTAAATTCCGTAAATCGGCTTCCGTTTCTTCTTTTTTCGGATTCCAAACAGATTTTCCGTTTCTTCCGATTCGAAGCGAAACATCTTTTCCATTTCCAATTCTTCCGGTGTAAATTCCGGCTTCTCTGTAAAAGGTGGTTTTTGTTTCTGAGCGACTTCTCGGACAGTGTCACCGGACACGTGAAAAGTTTCTTTGATTTGTTCCGTGGTCATCGTCCCATTGAAATATTCGTCAGCAACTGCCTGCAACTTCTTTTCCCGCTCCAACCAATGCATGATAATCGCATCCCAGAACGCACCCCGATATTTTTTTATGATCAGCCGTGTGTAATTGTATGACCGATGCAACTGCTTTGCGATATCCTCAATGCATGCTTCATCCACATAGTAGCGATAGGCTGCTTCTGTCAGTTCTTTTTCTTTGCACATCCTGATTCCTCCAGTTCCTTATTTAAAATTTCTGCTGCTTTTAGGGCGTTTTTCTTGGTGTCAAAAGCCACCATGCACGGATTTTCCCGTCTGGTACTGTAACTTATGTCATATCTGTCTAGAAAATGGTCAAAATAAACATGGTACTTTACTTCATCATCATCTTCGTAGTCTGGCACATAATCCGGGCAAAGCATATCATGCAGCTGTTCCAACCGTAACAGCAACCGCATTTTCTCTGCGACTTGTTCGACACGTTCTCTTGTCGGAAAGTAGTTGCCGGATAAGATACAAGATTCGTCAATATCATCTCCAATATAAATATACCGGACAACATCAACACCGTTTTCGATTGTAAAATACTCTTCTCCACGCTCCGGCTTCCACGGCTTCAGGGCTTCCAATTTCTTTTCGTTGTCATTCATTTCAACGCTTCCTTTCTCTGTTTAATATCGCTGCCACTTTATCAGCTGTTTCGAAGCTATCAAAATAAACCTCATAAACAGATTTTTCAGAATAAGTACAAGTGGAAACCATTTTATCTTTTTCACAGTCAAAATGAACTGCGATTTTCGGAGTGTCATGGTCATTCCAGTCTGGTTCAAATTCCGGGCAGAATTGATCGTGCAACTGCTCCAGTCGAAATAGAAATTCCAACTTCTTTGAAACCTGCTCCGCACGTTCTGCTGTTGCAAAGCAGTTTCCAACCATCATATAATCAAGATCGTCTCCTTCTTCAAAAATGCATTCAGTAACCCCATAAACGGCATCAACAGCAAAAAACGGTTCTCCATAGTCAGGCATCCAAAATTCTGATTCTGTCTGATCCTGCTTCGTTGCCGCTTCTTTTTGCAAACCATCCTGTGATAATGGTTTCTCTTGTAACATCTTCTTCAAGTCTGTCATTTCGTTTTTTAGGATTTCGATTTCCTTTTGAATGTCTTGAATGTCACCCATTTTCGCCTTTCTATTCCTCAGTTTCACGTTTTCTTTCATTCTTTTCCTTTCTTCCTCTTCCTTTTTTACAATCGCATTCCTTCTCTCACAATTGCAACATGGAAGAGAATTTCTGTCTTTCTCATTAGACGGGCAATCTTCACCGCAATTCATGCCACTACACCTTCTTTTCCCCACTTCCAAATACAAAATCTTGATTTTTCCATCCTCCTTGAATGTTTGCTCTCGCAATCTCCAAAGCATGCACAGAGTTACGATAGCATTTATCACACTGCTTTTTGCCGTTATCAATATCCTTGCCACAGATTACGCAGTGGTATCCATCGCCAAACAGACACCTTGGTAACATCCCCATTTTCCGGTTCTTTTCCATGTGCCTTTTTGCATCCCGTTTTGCACACATCACGCATGCAACTTTACCAGATACCGCTGGTTTCTTTCCGCAATAGACGCAAATTCCAGTGGCTTTTCTGCTTTCATACATTTTTTTATGCCTGATGCTGTTTTTTTCTTTCTGCTCCGGTGTCATGTTTGCATTATATTTCCTGTTGTATTCAGCTTTCTTTTCGCTACATTCCCAACATTTCCTTTTGTGTGGTTCTGCTTCTCTTTGTCCGCACTCTACACAAATTCCATGACTGGCATACCATTCACGTCTTATCATCCTTGTGTTCTTCATCCGGCAACACCTCTTCCAGCACATCTAAGCCACCATATATACGCAACTGCAACGCCTCAATCACAACAAAGTTGATATATGTGCCGATGTCGACAAAATCAACATATGTATCTGGGTCTGTATCTCTCTGACCAGCTGTTTTCTGTACCATTGCTTGCCGGATGATGTCCAGATGCTCTTTTAGTATCCTGACATCCTCTTTAGTGCAGGTGTTTTTGCGTTGCAGCTTTAAAAAGTTCCACATCGTCTGAAGCTGCCCTTGGTCAAGCTCTCTGAGATTGTGTTTTGCCATTATTTTAACTCCTCCCATGATTTTTACACTTTTTACCTTTGTTATAGCCAAACCATGTTGACCAATATCCCTGATGATATTTCCGATCCTGCACTGCCCAAATATAGATTGTCTTCAGCGGATTGTAATAGATTTTCCCGTTCCGCTTTCTTTCTTCGATTCTGTTTTGGTAAAATCTGTACGCATCTGCACCAAATTCCAAGATTACAGTGCGTTCGGTCAAATTCTCCGGAATTTCCACATACATTTTTATCACTCCAATCCCAGCAGCTTTTTCACATCGTCCTCATACCGCCATTTGCATTGTGTCCCGTCACAATCACTGTTGCAGCAGTGGCAGTATTCGTTTGCTAAACATTCTTCATACGGGCTATATTCCGCACACTCTTCAAAAAGCCCCTCTGCATCATCTGCTACTTTTTTCAGCATCTGTTTCAGCTTCTGGTTTTCTTCTTCCAGTTCGATGATGTATTCATCTTTGTGATCACAATGAACGCAACACAATCCGGAGATGTTTGCAAACGGGCTTTTGATGTCCTTATTAACTCTCCACTGTTTCGTTCGCTTTATAATCTGCTTCTGTTCCCCGTTTTCCTGCTCCAGTTCCTTGTTTCGCTGTTCGAGCAGTTCCACGGTTCGTTCCAGCGGCTGAATCGTTCCAAGCAACGTCTGTTTGATTTCATGCATTGGATTTTCATCGTAAGCACGTTTGTTCCATCTTGTTGCATATTCGCCGATACAGCCTGATTCAAGGCATGCATCGCCTGCTCCAATCGAAA